TTTATCCATTCGCGCTATTCGCGCCGCCACGCTGATTTCGCCCTCAAGCTAACCCGTCATCCAGGAAGATTTTAAAAAATGGCCGCTCCAGAGCGGTTATTTTTTGCTCCTCTGTTTGCTCAAAATATCCTATTTCGATGTTGACAAATGGGAGGGAAAATCCTATTTGTGGCTCGTCAACGGGGAAAGTCCTGGAGCACCCCACCAACCCACAACCAGAAGGAGAAACAGCATGAGCATCCCCTTGAGCCTGGAAACCCTTTGCGGCGGCGGAGCGCTTGAGGCGCTGCACCACGAAGTCCAGACCGTGCTGGACAACATCGCCGACCCCAACACCGACGCCAAGAAGGTGCGCGAGGTCCGCATGACCATCAAGATCAAGCCCAACGAGCACCGCAACATGGCCGACGTGACCGTGCAGGCCAGCAGCAAGATCATCCCTGCGGCCCCCCTTTCGAGCGCCATCCTCATCGACAAGGAAGGCGGGCGCACCATCGCCGCCGAGGTGTTCCCCGGCGAGAACCCCGGCCAGGCCGCGTTGCCCGGCGTGGCCGAGCAGGCCCACAACGTCAGCAAGTTCCCCGGCAAGGAGGCCAGCAATGCTTAAGGAGCTCCTGGACCGTATCCTTGTCCTCCAGAACCCGGAGGCCCTGGAAGTTTGTGGCCGCAAGTACACCACCAAGCCGCTCCATCCCGTGCTGGATGCCGAGCCCAGCACCCTGGAGGCCGCAACGCTGACCGGCTTCGTGGACTACATCCTCACCAACGTGGACCAGCTGGAGCCGAAAAATCTCATCGTCCACGTGATCGACCACGCCAACGTGGCCCTGCTCTCCGGCCTGCATGGCGATTTCAAGCAGCGCGACACCATCCTACACGCGCAGGCCGACCTGCTCCAGATGCAGTTCAACACCTTCCTCGACTCCGAACGCTTCAACATCTTCGTCCAGGCCTGCTTCCAGGACACGCCGGATCGCACCGCCGTGCTGCGCTGCGCCGCAACCATCGTTGAAGGCGCCGTGAGAACCACGGGCGATGACGGCGTGAGTCAGGAAATCACCGTGCGCCAGGGCATCCAGCGCAAAGACAACCAGACCGTCCCCAACCCGGTTGAGCTCAAGCCTTTCCGCACCTTCGTCGAGGTCGATCAGCCCGCATCAAAGTTCATCTTCCGCATGAAGGAAGGTCCGATGTGCATGCTGGTGGAGGCGGACGGCGGTGCTTGGCGCAACGAGGCCCGCAACAACATCAAGGAGTATCTGAACAAGGCCCTGCCGGACGGCATGGTCATCATCGCCTAGCGCCTTGCGGAGAGTCCCCCCCTCATACCCCCTGCGGATTTCCACCCGCAGGGGAAATTAAGCGAGGGACACCAACCACCAGCCATAAGGAGGCACAATATGCGCGAGATCACTATTCACAAAACCCACAAAAAGAACCGTCAGCCCAGTTTGTACGCCCTTGGGCACCCCACGGACGCCGGTGCTGAACAGGACTACCGCATCATCTACGAGATCAAGGAGCACATGAGCGACTGCTCCGTGCACAACGGCCCGGCTCTCCCGGCTGGGCCCTGCGACTGCGAAGGCCCCACACAGACCGTGGCCGTGGATATCAATTTTGTGTCCCTGGAAAATTCCGGTGCCACCAACGAGGCCTTGCTCGCCATCGTGAAAGATCGCCTTGAGGGCTTCCAGGCGGGAAAGTTCCCCTGCCAGGAGAATGAAGACGCGCTTGCCGGGGTGAACCACGCGCTCAAATTTTTACACCTACGCACCTTGAAGCGCATCGCGCGCGGCGTTGAGAACCAAGCCAAGGCGTAGCCTTCGTGGACTTCAACAGCAGGACAGAAGAGGTGTTTATGAGCGATTTTGCATACACACAGACCAGCAACGCCGAGGACTGGGCACGCGGCTTTGTGCCTGGGCAGTCCCTCTTGGAACGCGCGGCCAGGGCCAAACTCAACAGCAAAATATGCGCGCCATCCGCCCCGCCCCGCTGTTCGCCATTTGCGAACAGCGAACAGGCACGCCGTGAAAGATGCCAGACCGGAGCGGAGGCTTAAGCCATGCCGAACCAGCCCAAGAAAGAGAAGCGCATTTGCGTCATGTGCCGCACGCGCACCCGCCGCTGGACCACAAGCGAGGATGGCAGGACAATGTGCACAGCGTGTGCGGGCATCGTTGTTGCGGATTGCGGCCCCAGCGAGCCCCAGGCTGCGCCGCCAATTCCTCCCGCCGCTCCCCCCGCCCACACGACCAAAGGCCCGCAGCAGGGCGCACACGAAGAGCCGTGCGCCGCTGCGCTGCCAGGTGAGGTGAAGATAGGTTCCATCACCCAGGAATTTGAGATTGCGCTGACCCCTGCCGAGGTAGCCGCCAAGGAGGCGCTGCTTCCCGCCGCCGTCAACGCCGTGTCAAAGCTGGTCGCGGAGAAGCACCAGGCCATCCGTGATTTCAACGCCCGCCTGAAGCTGGCGCACCGCGAAATGAATACGATTGCGCAGGCTGTGCGCTCCGGGCTGGTGGTTGAAACGCGCGAGGCGGACATTTGGTTGGACCAAGCGGCGCAGCGCAAGAATTTCCGCGATCCTGCCACCTTTGCGCTGTTCAAGAGCCAACAGGTGGAGCCGGGCGACCAGCTGCACTTGCCAATGGGAGGGTGAGAAATGGATAAAAATTGTTTCCAGATCGAACCAATTAGACTCCTTGCTAACCGGTATCGTGAGCTATTTCCTTTGACTAAGGAAGACTTTAGCCCCTCACACACAGAATTTTCGCGCGCCATGTGGGCACCGGAATTGGCGCAGGATCAGCGGCGCAAGGATAGCACCATCGCCCGTCTTGAGGCCCAGCTTTCGCGCTTTGAGCGGTTCGCCCGCCTTGTGCCTGGACACAGTTCATACGGCGGATCTGGCGATTACTTCTCCTTATACCTGGAGTTCAGCCGCTTCCAGATCGGAGAGCTCATTGGACGCATGGATATGGCCAAAGATTTCATGTGGACATGCGTTGAGTCTCATCTCATGGAATTCTTTCGCGGGAGGGGTATATGGCCCGCACAGAAATAGAATTTGCTCACGAGTCTTTGAACTTCATGGCAGGCTGTTCGCGCTGCTCCCCCGGTTGTCTGCATTGCTGGGCCGTGCGCATGGCGCACCGGCACGGCGGCAACCCCAAGCTGCCTCAATACCACGGCCTCACTACCTACAAGCCGCACCTCGGGCCGGACTGGACCGGAGAAGTGCGCTGGCTCCCTGGCGTGGCCGAACGAGCCGTTGTGCGCCTGGCGCTGGCCAAGAAGCCCCTGCGCATCGTGTACAACCTTATGAGCGACATTGCGCACCAAGACGCGCCCGCAGAGTTTCTGGACCGCACTCTGGCCTTTTGCGCTGCCCTTTCGCATCACATCCATATCTTCATCACCAAGAGGCCCGACATTCTGGCCATACGCCTTGCGCACTTGTCTCCGCTGGGTAAGCTGGACGCCGACCGCTGGGACGCCGCGCGCAAGCCATTGTATAACGCCTGTATGCGCGAGGCCGGTGCGCGGTTCGGTCGCAACAGTGACAGCAAAAGCGCCCTTACTCTCCAGAACCAAGCGGAATACGTCGGCTACATGGGGGCCTTTACGGAGTTCCCCCTCAAAAACGTCATGATCTTGGCCACAGCCGAAAGCCAGACGGAAGCGGAGTACCGTTCGGGTCCGCTGCTCGATCTGGCCGCAAAGGGCTGGCACACGGGTATGATTGTTGAGCCCATGCTTGGCCCGGTCAGTTTGCGCCGCATTCCATCCGCGCCATCCGCCGCGAAGTACCTCAATGCCCTTACCGGCGTGTGCAGCTCCTGGATGGGGACCAGCACCGTGCCCGGCCTTGAGTGGCTTGTGTGCGGCATGGAGCAGGGACCGGGAGCGCGCGAGCTGGAAACGCGGCACGCGGCATACCTGGCAGCCGAGTGCCTGAATGCGGGGGTGCCATTCTTCTTCAAGAAGGACTCCCAGGGCTACTATGACGACAGCTTGCCGCGCCTGTTCCCGGCGTGGATGGAGGTGCCCCATGCGTGAGCACCCAATCCCATTCAACGCCGACATGGTCCGCGCCATCCTGGCCGGGGCCAAGACGCAAACCAGGAGGCCGCTCAAGCACCAGCCGCCGGAAGAAACGAACTTTGTGGATATGCTCTCCGGCGGCGACGGCAAGACGTTTTATGCCTGGGGTCCAGAGTGCGACCGATTGCCTAACGCGCCGACCTGGAGCTGCCCCCTCGGCCAGCCCGGTGACCGCCTGTGGGTGCGCGAGCCGGGGCGAGTGGTGAATATCAGCCAAACCGAGGAAGAGTCCGTATATTTCACCGTCGAGTACCTTGCCGACAAGGCACGGCGCGGATTCCACCTCCCGGAGCGGTTCGACCCCCAGGAGACAAACGTGTGGCCGTCGTGGGTCAAGGAAGGCCGGGGCATCCCCAACGGCATCTTCCGCGAGGCCGCGCGCATCCACCTTGAGATCGTGAACGTGCGCGTAGAGCGGCTCGAGGACATTACCATAGCCGACGCCCAGGCCGAAGGTTTCGCCGGGCATGGGGCCATCATCCCCTTCATCCAGTCGTGGGAACGGATTTATGGTCATCGCGGCTTGGGCTGTGATGCCAAACCCTGGCTGTGGGTGATCGAGTTCAAACGCACGGAGGCCCACAATGGATAGCCGCTGCCCGAAGTGTGGCTACAAGGCCGCCGCCATCCCCGGCCCGTTTGACGCCTACGCGCAAGCAACCTGCGAGAACCGGGACAAGTACGATGCGTCGAAGTCTGCTCCCGTTCATCAAGGGCTGTTCTGCGGCACAACTGACAAGCCCTGTCCGCATCTGCGAGACGACTTCAAGGGTACTCGCTGCATCCTGCACGATGAGCCGGTAGAGCGCGACATTCTTGACGGGGTGGTACACCACCTGCGTTGCTGGAATTGCCGACCCAGGAAGGCCACGCTGAATCCCGCGCCGCTGCCGGTGGATGAGGCGATGGCGACACTCCGCGATTACATCAACGACAAGTACCCGGCGAAAACTCCGCTTGCGCAGGTCTACCGCACCATCCTGCGCCACATCACATCCCTGGACCAGCATGTCGAGAGGTTGGAAGCCGTGATTGCTCGCGTCCAAAAAGACCGGGATGCGCTGTTAAGGGAAAAAGCCGGGCTTCCTACGGAAGAACCAACATCCACCGCCGCCACGGAGGTGAAGTAGCATGGAAACCGAAAAGCTGGCCCTGGCCTTTGAGCTTACCGGCGACTCCTGGCTGACGCTGCCCCGCTGCCTCATGGGGGCGATGACCCCAGAGTGGCAGGACCGCATGGCTTCACTCATGGAAGAGTTCCGCACCGCATGGCCCGGCCTGGAGGAGGTGCAAACCCGCGTTGTGGTTGTGCGCGAATGCGCGTGGTGCGACGGAACTGGCTGGCGCGACAAAGAAAACGAGGAAGAATGCGCGGTCTGCGAGGGGCAGAAGGTGAACGTCTCCGCCACGTTTGAATTTTTGCACGACTACCGCCGCCCAGACTTCAAGCGCATCGCGCAGCTCACGTTCGAGCCGAAGCATCTGCCTTCACATAGCGATTTTCAAGCCGCGCTTGCTCGCGTGCGGCACAACCCGGCGTTTATCATCGGTGTAGACCTGGCCAGCGGCCCGGACCAGACTATTAAGCACGTGGTCAGCACCACGGAGGAATAATGAGCACCGACAAGTTGAAACAACTCATTTCGCACTGCAAATGTGGTGTGTATATAACCGTAAACGAACACAAAGATGCGTACGATTCCGTTGAAAAGTGGCTTTTTGACAACAGTGCGCGATTCGATGACGGCCTTGATCCTGTTGTACTGGAGGCAATGATAGATTTAGACAGGGTTGTTGAAATACAATTTTACCCGGACACCCCTGTTGGATTTTATATTATCCCTCACCACGACATCGACGAAGCCCTTAATGAGGCATTAAACATCGTGGGAAATAAACCAAGAAGCGGTTTGCAGTACCCGGTACCACAAAACACAGAGGCATCCTCATGATCTGGCGCGCCGTTGTCTTTTTCAGCGCGTTCTTCCTCTGCACCTTCGTGGGCCGTGAGTACGGGAGCCTGGAAGCAAGCGTCACATCGTCGGCCATCGCCGTCATTGTCATCCCGCTCTCCGAGATCGAGCGCAGGTTGTCGGAACTCATTAAGGTAATGAAGGCATGAGCGCCCTGACCTACCTCGCCTACATCGTATTTTGGGAGTCGCTGACGCTGGGCGGCTGCGCCTACCTCGTGTTCTGGCGCAAGGCGTCAGGCTGGTGGTTTGCCCTTGCAGTCATTCTGTCAGGGCTGGCGTACACGCCCGAGCAGTGGGCGGCGCTTCCGTAGCATCTCACAAAATCCACAGAACCAGCGTTGCGACTCAAGATAGCCAGAAAGTGAGACACAAAATGGAGAAAAAGCAGGGAGCCATGTCTGAAATTCTGGACTACCACGCTCTTGCCGCTACGCTGGGAGTCGGTGCCGACACCTTCCGCCGCTCCAATTGGCGCAGGCTCCCGCATTTTTCACCCACAGGAGGGGCGGATTTGCGGTGCGTCCGGTTTGACCTGGCGGAAGTCTTAGCCTATCTGAAGGCCGAGGGGAAAACCGCGCATGTCGATTCAGGCGTACCAGAAGGGCGGCAAGAGGGCCTACCGAGCGAAGGTAAAGCACGCGGGGCAACAGCACACGCACGCGGGCTTTGCAACAAAGGAGGCCGCTCGCGCGTGGATGGTCGCAAAGCGAAAGGCGCTCAAGGCCGAGGCAGTAAGCCAACCCAAGGTATTGACCCTCGATATGATGTTCTCGGGAGCGTCGGCCTCGTACCTGGCAGACTGTGCAGCCCGGATGCAATCCGGAACGGTCGGTGAAAAGAAGACGCACTACGCCGCCTTCGCCGCCTTCCTGGGCGGCGATGCGTTTCTGCGGGACATCCCGCCAAAGACCGCCCAGGATCACATAGCGGCCTGCCAGAAAGAGAGCGGGAACAAGACAGCCAACCGCCATCTGCGCAACCTCAAAGCCTTCTGGAATTGGGCGATCCGCCGGGGCCTGACCCTTGGCAACCCCTGGACCGCCGTAGAATCCTACCCCGAAGACACTCCGATCAAATATATTCCGCCCAGCGAGGACGTGGCCGCTGTACTCATGGCCTGCAAGCCGTGGGAGCGCGACTTCTTGAACGTCGTGCTTCGCACCGGGGCCAGGGCCGGGCAGATTCGCGCGCTCACCTGGGAAGATGTTGCGCTCAAGCGCGGGATCATCACCCTTTGGACGCGCAAGCGCAAAGGCGGGGAGCGCCGCCCGAATCCGGTCACGATGTCCCCACAACTCAAGGAGCTCATGCAGCGCCTTTGGGACAACCGGGACAAGGCCAGCTCCTATGTTTTCACAAACCCGCTGACCGGCGAGGCCTATTCCCGCCAAGCGCACAGCATGAAATTCATGCTGACGCGGCTTTGCCAGCGTGCCCAGGTGCGCGAGTTCGGCCTACACTCCCTGCGGCACTATGTCGCCGTGCGGCTCCGCGACTCCGGCAAGGCCAGCAAATTCGACATCCAGGCGATCCTTGGCCACCAGCGGAGCGACACCACGGACATTTACCTTCGCGGCCTTGCCCCGGACCTCAAGGACGCCGTTTCGGCCTTGGACGATGAGCCGGATGAAATCTGTACCCCTGACCTGTACCCTTTGATCTCCCGGTAGGGGTACAGATGCGCCCACATGTACCCCGTTCACGCCAGATAGGTGAGCAAAAACAGCCTGTACGCTTAGGGCCGCAACGGGTTTGAAATGGCCGTAACCGCCTGCTAAGCGGGTATGGGCCTTAAAAGCCCATCGAGGGTTCAAATCCCTCCCTCTCCGCCAGAATATCAAGGGGTTACGGTGTACGCCGCAACCCCTTTTCCATGCCTAAAAACAGGCTCAAAAGAACAATATGTACCCCGCACCTGTACCCTTTGTGCGAAAATCCTTCGGCCTTGACGTAAAAAAGGGCGGCACAGGCCGCCCTCAAAATCGAACCATGAGCGCGGCCATCCGCTATTCAAAATCCGCCTTCGTGAAGCCGAACGCCTCGATGGTGCTCAAGTCCTCCACATCAGCCCAGACCGGCTCCACGGGCTCGCCGGTGTAGCCGGGCATACCGTAGCCGTCCGGGTAGGCGGCCATGTCCTGCCTGCGCGTCATGCTGCCCCGCAGGTAGACCATGAAGTCATCGTGGGCCATTGTCCCCGCAAGCGCGTCCAAGTCTGCTCTCGTGTTAACCACAGGCAATCCCATAGCGCACCTCCATCCAGTGCATCAGGTTGTGGGCGTCGGCCCATTTCGCGTGGCCGGACCACGCCGCGACAAATTTGCGCAAGCACTCCGTGTCCCCGTGCTTGACCATGCGGGCGATCTTTCTCTTTGCGCGCAGCGCGGAGTCTTTGCGCAGCAGTTTGTGTGTGGGCCAAATCCGGTAGCCCAGGAAATTGATGCCGCGCGAGATCGGCGAGGCCTGCCACTTGCTGATTTTCAATCCCAGGCGCTCGGAACTCACGCGCTCGATCCGGTCAAACCACGAATGGGCCTCGGCCAGACTGTTCGATAAAAGAACAATGTCATCCATGTACCGCGCCCAATGCCTGGCCCCAAGTTCAAAATGGATGAACCTGTCGATGACGCCGCCATACACGTTCGCAAAAAGCTGGCTGGTCAGACTGCCAATGGGCAGGCCCTGGCCGCTGTCTGGCACCATGGCCCGGATGAGATCATGCGTCCTGCGGCATTTGATTTTCCTGCTGATGAGTCCGTGCAGGGTGGAGAGATCGACGGACGGGAAATATCTGCTGTAGTCCGTCTTGAGGTAGTGGGTCGCCTTGGTCCGCCGCAAAGATGCCTGCACATGCTTGACGCCAGCGTGCGTTCCCATGCCCACGCGGCAGGCGAAGGTATAGGGCAACAGGCTCGTCTCAAAGATCGGGCCGATGACGTTCACAAGCGCGTGCTGCGCAACCCGGTCCTTGAAATCAAGGGCGGAAATCTTGCGGGCCTTGGGCTCAAACACCATGAATTCACGGAACGGCCCTTGCCGCCACGATCCGTCCAAAATCTGCTCCCGCATCCTGGCCAGGTTGAGCTGGGCATATTCTTTGAACTCCAGATAGCCGTAGGACATATGCTTACCCAGGGACGTTTTGTGGAAAGCCGCCCGCAGGTTTTCCATGTCTGCCACCCGCTCAATGAGATTTCCGGCGCGTTTAGGCATGGTGAATGCTGGCCGCGCCTTTCGCCATGCGGCTACTCGGCGCTCTGCCAGACCTCCAAACGTGTTCGCCGAAGCAGGACAACATGGCTGACCACACATTGAATGGCCTACCTGCCGGGCCGTGACCGCAGCAGAGTGTTGAGGCTCTTTCCGTGTCCTCACAGACGCCGCGCGCGCCGATGTTGGCGTTCGAGTTCGACGGGGAGTTGTTCCAGTTCGAGCAGCGCGACCCGCAGATCGCCGCATTGGCCCAGTTGCCCCCGAAGATGACGGCGCTAATACCCATGTTGCCCCCCGCGCTTTTGTTTCACGATCCAGGCCCCGAGAATCTTCCCCACCACGGCCATGAGCGCTTGCGCCATCTCCACCTGGTGCATCGTCATTCCCCGGACTGGAGCGCTCGACAAGAAGCGCAGCCAGAAACGCAGTTGCGATAATCCCGCATCTGCGATGTAGAGGCGGGAAATCTGACCTGTTTTCCCCGCCTCTACAAACAATTGAACCTGTCCAAGAAGGCACTCCAGAAACATGCCCTTCGCAATTCCGTGCCTTCTGTTTATGTTCTGGGCGATTGGGTAGAGGTAGGAAATCACAACCTCATATTTTTCAACAATCGCCATCTGCTCATAGGAGTGAAGCTTTTCCTTTTCCGGTTCCATATGGTTCACGGCGGCTGTCGCCGCCTTAGTCAAGCGCCAGGTGGTCACAGACGCCGCGCGCGCCGAAGTTGGCGAGCGAGGCCGACGGGGAGGCGGACCAGTACGAGCAGCGCGACCCGCAGATCGCCGCATTGGCCCAGCCGCCCCCGAAGATGACGGCGGTGAGATAGCCCAGGCCGCGCTCATAGATTTGTCCGCGCGCGCCAGCCTGGTCATACCAACCCCAGGCCGTTGTCACGTCGGCATTCGTCCCGAACTCGTCTCCCCACCACCACATGCAGCCGGAGACTTGCGCCAGACCCCATTTGGAGGCGTAGGCGGCAGACCAGGAGGAGGACACGGGGTCGGTGCCGATTGCGGAGTTTTCCGTGGTGCCGAAAGCCAGGGCCGCGAATTCAGTGTACCTGGGCAGGCGCTTGCCATGCGACCGCATGACCTCGCTGGCCTCGAACCAAGTCAGGGAGCCATAGGCTGTGCTTCCGTTCCCGCCGAACTTCGTGGGGATCTTCGGCGGTGTGCTCCCATCGGCCAGCGTCACGTTGTATTTACTGGTGCCATTGGTCAGGTGGTCAACGCCGAGGCCATAGATGTCTGCCCAAAACCCGTCAGCCACCAGAGCCATGCCGCGCGGGTCCGGGCAGGCGGGCCGGAACTTCAAATCCCAAAAGCTGTACTCGTTGATTTGCGGCGTGGCGTTGCCGCCGCCGGACGCGCCGGAGTGCCCGCCGGGGCTGTAGTGGAACCCGCCGATCTTGCGCCAGTTGCCAGCGCCAGGAGCGGAGGCGAAGTCCGCCGTCGCCTGGATCGTCCCGTCATCCTTGACCCACACGGCATAGTCCGTGCCTGCCGTGAGCGTGGGCATGGTGATGGCCGTCGCCGTGGCGAACGTCACCACGGTTGACCCGACACCAACCTTTGTTCCGGCCTTGATGGACGCCGCACCCACTGCGGTTTTGGTGAAGGCGACAGTGGCGGGGTCGGTTTTGGAAAAGGCCAGGGCGGCTACGGCGCTGACCGCGCCCGCAGCGGCGGTGGCTTGAGCAGTCGCAATTCCGGCCTGGGTTGTGGCCGTGGTCGCGCTGGCGCTGGCGCTGGCCACATACGGCTGCACAGCATCAATGGCGGCCTCAACAGAATCAGAGACGGCAGTGTCGTGCGCCGCCACAGCCTCATCCCGCGCGGACTCGGAGGCGGCTTGCGCCTCCTGGGCGGCCACAGCAGCGCCTTCGGCGTTGACAATCTGGTCCGCCGTGGGGCCATTCTCGATGGCCGTTCCGGCTGCGTTCCAAACCAGCGTTGCCTTCGACACAGGCTTGGGCACTGCGATGCTGACACCGGCATATGATTCCGGGAGAGAGAGGCACCGGTTAATTTTTTCATCCAGCATGCCGCACGCCATCATGGCGCGGTCAACGCTCGCTTCCAAATCTTCAGCAGGCAGGCCGTCACCCTCCTGGAAGTCCGTTTCCTGCGTAAGCTCGGGCGCGCGCCGTGCGGTCAAAGACCAGCCATCCGGCAAAATTGGGTACGCGCTGCCGCTGATTGGAAAGGTGAGTGTTCCGCTGGATTCGCCCGCCCCAGAGAGAGAATAGTCCACATCCAGCGTGAGAGGATACTCCACATTCGGCGTCACCAGCTCATTGGTGATGAGCGCCACGATGTCCTCTTCCAATTGGAAGGGGAAGCGCAGCGGGAAACTTGTGGTTGCGCCGTTCCCGTCGTAATCTTCGCGGTTTTTTACCGTGCTGAATGCCATTTACTTTTTCTCCTTTGGCGCCCGGAAAAAGAGGCGCATGGGATTGACGGTTTCCCCTTCGCTCATGTCGTGGACACCATGCACGGCCCGCCAGATAGGCCGGGTTGGCACCCCCACGAAAAATCCAACAAGATCCACCAAAGATTGCGCGGCTCTCAAGAACTCACCGTCCCTATCCTTGTCGTCAAGAAGGTTCGTCCCCCTCACCACCAACTTTCCCATATCCTCCAGGGGCTTCATCGCAGCAGAGCCGCCAGCGCGTCCGCCAAACTCGATAGAGCGCACCACTTCGCGCAGGATAGGCAGCCCGGAAAGCATGTAGCCGAACAGGTCAAAGAACAGGTCCCGGAAATCCGGCCAAGGCTCCCCCCGGCCCCAGGCAATGATGCAGGAGGACAGCAGGGGCGGGAGCACCCACGAGAGCAACACATGCCGGGTGAAGTCCTTTGTGGAGATCATGCCCTCGCGCCACCCACGGATGAAATAGGCCTGGTTGTTCAGCAGGTTTACCGAGAAGGACATGAACATGGAGAAGAGGCGCGCAGCCCCCGCCGTGCGCAGGAACGTCGGTGCGTCAACAATTCCTCCGCTGGCCTGTGCGCGCTTCACCTTTTCATCCGCAAAGCTCACGGCGTCGGTAGGGCTCATTCCCTTCTTGTTCAGGGCCATGTCATACGCCCCATACCAAGTGGGGTAAGCCACCAGCGCGTCCACAGTCTGGAGCCAGGAGTACATGAAATCCTGATAGTCCTTCACCGTGAGGTGAATACCCACCCTGGACAGAAGCTTGATCTGGTGCTTTTCCAACTCAAGGCGCATAACCAAGTCGTGCATGGTCGAATCAAGATTGTGCCTGCGGTCCGCCATGTATGCGGAAAGGTCCGCAGCGGCAGCCCAGGCGTTTTCTCCATGCTCGGCCATGATGGCGCAGCCTTTCATGAATTGCCGGAAGCCTATCTCTTGCCAGGACATCGACACGCTGGACAGCTGGGTCAAGGCGCTTTGAGCGGACAGTCCAAGCGCCTGTATTCCGCCAAGCGTCCGCAGACTCTCAAACATCTTGTCGAAGCGCCCCGGCATAACCAAGCCGGGCCGGGCCTGGCGGCGCAGCCAGTTGCCAAGCTCCATGTATGAATCTTCGCCAAACGATTTTACCCAGGCTGCGCGGAACTCGGGCACAACAACCATCTTGTAGGCGTTGCGCAGAGGCAGGCCATAGTGAATGTAGTGCAGACTCGTGTTGAGGTGCTGCGAAAGAACTTTGAGAGAGAGCAGCGGCGGCAGGGAAGAGCCCTTGCGGACCTTCGTGAATGTGTTGATCGGGTTCGATTTGCGGAACACTGCGGCGTGGTGCTGAATTTCATCCGCATAGGAGCCCGTCTCCACTTCATTCATCAGCTTGTCCAGCCCGCCAAGGAACGCGGCCTTGTCGCTCAAGCGGTGGTCAAAGATGAGCGGGAAGTACCCGCCGCGCAGATGCCCAACCGGACTGTCCAGCGGCAAAGCCTCAACCTTGGCCAAGGGCGTTCCGTTGCTGATGCGGTGGATGTTGTCGATGCGCGGGTAGAGCTCTTCAATGAGGTCCCAAACCTGCTGCACCATGCGCCATTCTTCGTTGGTCAGGCGCGCGGTGATCTTGGCCAGGTGATTGTAGTCCCAGCCATAGCCCCCCATGAGAGCACGAATATTCCCCTCGTTCCCCATGTTCAAGGCCACCATGAGGACTTTCTGGCGGTCCCACATGCCTCCCCATTCCTGTGTGGCCTCGGCAGTCAGAGGAACCCCTTCAATTTTAAACACAGACCCGGTATCCTGCGCGCGGTAGGGCTCAAATATCTTGTCCAGCTTGTCCCCCAGGCTGCGCAAGTCCTGCTGCTTATTGCTTTCCGCCTTGTCGAACGGATGGACAAGATAGGTGGTGGTGTTCCCAGGGCTGGACTGCGGCCCGTGATTGGTAAAGCCGTCCGCAGCGTCCGCCCAATAGCGCACCATGCCCAGCTCGGCCATGAGGCCGCGCGACTTGACCAAAATCTTGTTGGCCTCACGCTCCCGCTCGGAGAGCATCTTTGGCCCCTTGTTCAGCGTGTTCATGGTCAGCACGGACCGTTCGGCTACGGTCGCAACCTCCAGGTCCTCGGCAATGCCGAGCATTTTGCGCTCGTTTATGCCCTGATGGTGCAGATATTGGAGCGTGCTGCGCAACTCGCGCATTTGGATAACGGTCATAGTCTGCACAGACCGGAAGCCGGTGCGAGGCTCGGAAAACAGCCAGGCCGGGATTTCGGACAAGGCGGAAACATCAATGCCTTTCTCCTGCACAAATTGCAGCAGGGGAGGCATCTCGTAGGGCATCGCCGGGGCCATTGTCGGCGTGCCGAGGCCAAAGCGCTGCACTATGGCCATGGCCTGTTCCCGATAGTCCCAATCCATCCTCTTGGAATTGAAGATGCGCTTGGAGAGCGTCTTGAGCTTGCCCATCTCTTCACGGGCCTTGGTCCGTTCCCGGATTTCCGCCAGAGCTATGCGGCGGCGCTCGTTCGCCTGGGCCACACGTTCCGCCCATTTCTCGCGCAAGGCCCGCAGCCGCTCTTGGCTTGCCTGCCGCTGTTCGCGCACCGCAGTTTCCGTTTCGTAGCGCATGGCGACGGCCAGCAAATACTTCTCCTGGCGGATGTCCTGCCCGACCTTGGCCACAACGGCCTTGAGGTTCTGGAAACTGGACTGTAGCTGGGCCACGGTCATGTTCTCAACCTTGCGCTCAACCATGCGCTTGATGCCCTGCATGGTCGCAGGCACGTAATTTCTGGCCAGGCGTTGCAACATGCGCGCTTCGGCGTCCAGCCGCTTTTCCTGGAGTTCATTGGCCCACGGCGTGCCAAACTCATTCCATTCGGCGTCAAACCTCGCCATGGGGCCAGCCAGGAACTTGTCTCGGGCTTCCGTCTTGCTGAAGTGCAAAGCGTCGTACACCACGTTGGGAGACTCAAGGCCCCACTCAATAAGCAGGTCATCCAGAGAAACGCCTCCCTTTCTCACTAGACCAAGCTGTATTCCCTCAATCCCCTCTTTCCCCCAGTGGTAGATTGCGTCGTCATAGCTCAAGCCCTTGCTTCCCGCCGAGTAGTTCTTTGATTTCTTGTCCGGCATTGTCGCAGAGCCGTTCACCCCCAGCGGGTCAACCCCGTACAAAAGAGATGATTTGATGCGCCACGCAATGTTTTGCTTCAGGTCTTCGTTGAACATCTCGATAAGCTGGCGCCTGTATTTGTTGCGCTCGGCTTCGTGATACTTCTGCATTTCGATGTCCGCAGCCAAAGAGGCCCGGTTGGCCAGCGTCTCGTAAGCCTCCCGCTCCTGGGCCGTGACCATGGAAGAATCAAGGCCCGTCTCTCCCTCAAAGATCGGCTCCAGACCATATTTGTGGCGCGCACCGTTCAATTCCTCCTCGGTTGCCAGCATGCGGTCATACACGCCCCGCACCTCGGGGTTGATCTTGACTCCGGCGCTGCGCACAGCTTTGTACACGGCGGCTATCCAGCGCTTGAACTTTGCGAACACTTCCGCCAGGGCATCAGTCGGGGCCTTGCCCTCGCGCAGGTAGGTCAAGAAGCCGTCTGCGAACTTCTCCTGGCCCTGTTCCGCGATCTTGTCTCCCTTCTCTCCTACCCACTCACGGATGATGTTCAGATCAGCCTCTTGCTGCGCCGTCGCCTGCCCCACGGCGACCAGCCTCTCAAGCTCGGTCAAGTACAAATGCCCCAGCTCGTGGGTTCCTGTGGTGATGTTCGCTTTTTCGAACAGGGACACGATGGCCTGGCCCTGCTCCCAATGGATTGCCCCGCGGGTGATTGCGTTCCTGCCCTGGTACAGGGCTTGGCCTTCAACAACGGATTGGCGCAGGCGCGGGGTGATAGTGAGGGAGTGGACAGAGACGAACGAATCCCAACCGACGTTGTTTAATTTGTCCGCCCGCGCCTGTGCACTTTCTCTGTCAGGGAAAAACCACCAACCTCCATTGACGCGGACCCCCCATCCATCGCGTTGGCTATGGCGTACTTCAGCTGCCCCTTTTAAGGGAGCAGTCGCAGATATCTTACTCTCCCCTACCTTCGCGCCGGGGTCGATTTTCTTGGCATAGTCCTGCACGGCCTTGGGTAGCATCTTATCGTAGAAGCCCTTCATGCCCTCGCCGCCGGCCTTGAGGTCAAGCCCGGCGTAGGTCTGCTCTTCGTCCTGCTGTTCCCAAATCTTGTGCGCCAGTTCCTTGCCCAGAGAATCGGACAAAGCGACCTCGGAGCTGAAGAACACCGAATCCATGATGTTTATGCCATCGAGGCTGACCACAGTGACGCTGGCCCCGGCTTTACCCCTGGCGGCAACCACCTCTCGAACCTGTTTGCTCAAGTCGTAGCGCTCGGCCTGCTGTTCGCCCGTTGTCCAGGCAACGGCGTCGTAGCCATTTTCCGCAGCCTCGCGCAGGATGCGCTTGAATGCCAACAGGGGCCAAGACTTCTTGAAGGGGGCGTTGGGAACGCCAGCTTCCCGTTTCTCTCTGTGCTGAATGGCCTCATCCACAACCATATGGGCCGCGGCTTCATCACGGGTTCGGTTTATTTCGCGCCCAGTGTCTTTGCTGATCACAGACCATGGAAATTCCGCATCACCAGCAGGATCATGCCGCACCTCATACCTGTCGGGAGAAATCTTTGTCGGGCCATAGCCCTCTTTGCGGCCCTTCTGGTGCCAATCGCTCTGGATCTCCTCGACGAACAACACATGGTTGCCGTCAGCGTCGGTGCGGTCATTCAGCCGGAAGTGCGCAAGGACGTTCGGCTCATCCCAATGTGAAGAGCGGTACACCGCCGGATCAGATTTGCCAGAAACCACTCCTGGCGCTGGCAGCCCATGCCCGGCCTGCCAGTAATTGCGGATCATGGCTTCGTCCGCACGCGTGTTCGGGAAACGCTCGCGGTATGCGGCCAGATACTCCGCAAAGGGCATGCTGGGGTTCGAGGGAATAGTCACCAGAACTTCACGGTAGTTCTCGCCGCCGGGGAGTTGCCATTGACCATACTTTGTCTGGGCACCTCCGCCCTCCGCTCCCCTAGCCGTGTACGCTTGACGCAACGCCTCGGATAGGCGGCGCAGTTCCGGTGAGGCTAAATTATTCTGCGAGTCGGACAACTCCCCTCGCGCGGCGTTGAGGGCGTAGTCATGAGCCCCCATTTCCGAGAAAGATTCCACGCGGAGGAGATGTTCAACCAACACGTTTTCCGCGTGTCGCACCGATTCCTGCGAACCGCCACGCACCACTTCCTCCAGCTTCGGCCCTCCATCGGCGATGAACTGGAGCACCTGTTCTTTGCTCACCAGTCCTTCAACGCCCTCCAGCCAGTCGCGCAAGCCAAGGTCAGAAAACTCCTCGGGGCGCAGGCCAGGCTTGGCCTCTTGGCCTTTCCAAAGCTGGTCAATCCAGAACTTTGCAGGCTGGGACTTTTTGACGTTCAGGGCCTCAACAAACCGCGCCGTGGGAGAGTAGAAGCCGGGGAAGGACTGGAGAAAGGCGGCGCCAGCCGGGCCATCACCCAAAGGCCCGCCCTGGAACAGCGGCCCTTCAATGTGGGTCTGCCCATCGTCCAACTGGTTGGACAACTTCTCCAGCTGGGCCTTGTCCCGTTCGATGCTGGCGGACAGCCCAGTAATCGTCTCCTGGTTGGCGAGAACTTGTTTGGCGAGCTCTGCGGCCAGTTGTGTCTGGTAGCCTTCCATGCGGGCTTGTATGTTGCGCACAATCTCCGCGATTGAAACAGCGGAAGTGCTCACGCGGGAGGCTTTGGCCCGCCTCGCGTGTTCAGCCTCTACGTGTTGCGCGGCGATGCCTTCATAGTCGAACACTTCCCCGGTGTCCGGGTCTGGTAATGATTCGCCTTGCGTGACCAGCCGGGCATCACGGAAAGATTGAGCATCATCTGGGCTGAATATGTGCAGCGGGACAACGTTCCCGTGCAGCCGCGCGGCCTCCATGGCCCTGGATATTGTATCGTCTTGCAGGGCAGAGAGCGGCCCGCCGGGCTCCTCCTGTGCCGCACGCGCGCGACGGTCCGCAGCCGTTGCGGCAATGCCCCAGCGCTTCATGAAATCTTCGGCTGTATCATTCATGATGCGAGGCCGCACGCGCTCGAACCACTGGCGCGGCGTTTCGTGTCCGCTCTGCGTAAGTGTTCGTGAGAGGTTGCCGAATATTTCCGCTGTGCGCCGGGCCTGATTCTTGGAGTAACGGCCAGACGCCATGAATTCACCGGCCAGGCGTTCAATCTCTTCCTGCGGAATCTGGGCCTCATCAAAAGCCTTTGCAAGCTCCTGGATTCGCACTTGTTCAGCCTCATGATCTATACCAAGAGCCTGGCGCGAAGAAAGGTCAAAGGCGTCAAGCTTCAGGTCCGGTGCAAGGCCGTCCCAGTGTTTGCTTGGGGCCAAGGTTGAGGCCACCTTGTCCGTGGGCAGGGCCAGGTCGGCATCCAGCGTCACGGCCTCGTGGAACTCTTCCGGGGTGATGCCCATAACCTCAAGCACACGCATGGCCTCGTCCATGCTATCGGATTGCTGGAAGTAGCCCTCAAAGGCTCTGGCGTTGATGTAGAGCGGCGGGGCGTCCTTCCCTTCCGGGGTGCCCGTCATGGTGCGCACGGCCTGCTCAACAGCCTCCGGGCTGCGAGAGGTAAGGCGCTGTTCGTCCAGCGCGGCCTTGAATTCACCCAGCTTGGTTTCCACCAGCTTGGCCTTGTTCGCGGCGCGCAGACTGCGGTGCGCACCAATGCCCGTGCTGACGCCCATGAGCGGCAAGAATGATGCGCTGGCGTCAATGATGGTGTCACCGACCCTACTTCCAATGCTGGCCGGGCTAGCGGGCTCAATATACTGCCCTTCGCCAGCGTTATGGACGGACTTTGCCAACTCCCCCAGGTAGGCCGTCACAAGCTCCTGCACGCCTTCCTGGCCGGACTCCAGCAGCCACGCGCCCGTGCCCTTTGCGCCAATGCGCATCAGCAGCGCGCGCGTGCTGGGCAGGCCCATGCCCTTGACCACGGCCTCTTTGACAAACTGGCGCTTTGTCGCCTCGGTCAGCCCGGAAACAGCCTTGGTCACTCCGGTCATTTTGAGCAACAACGCCAGTTCAGCTGCTTCAATGCCCGCATTGACGGCGCCCGTGACAATGGCCGCGCCGCGCGCCAGATTAAAATCAATGGGCTTGCCGGTGTTCTCATCCGTGAAGCCCATGTATTCCTCAAGCGCGCTGCCACCCTCCAGCTTGAACATGGAGTAGAAGGCTCCAGCACCAGCGCCAACTTTGATGCCGCGTTCAGCCGCAACGGCGGCGGCAGCCGGGCTCCGTGTCGCCGCAGCGGTAATGCCGTACATAAGCGCGCCGCCAGCGAGGGCGGGCCAGCCAATGTCCGGCAACATGTCGCGGTATTGCGCAACCTGCGCCGTACCGCCAGTGATAATCTTTTGCATGTAGGAGTCCGCTCGGGGTTCCTGCACGCGACCACGCTTCATTTCCTCAATGGTCCGCCGCAACTCGGGGCGATCCCCCTCAAAGAGCATTTCCGAGTAGGCGAATGCCAAAGCATCCTGCTCTCTGCCAGCGTCCCATGCCTGACCAGGAGCGGAGGCCAGCCATGCCAACCCCGTTCGCTCATCCACCGGGCGGTTTTTCTGCCAAAAGCTGTCCCAGGCTCCCCAGGGTGAGGTATCGCGCGCTACGTGCGCGGCGTGCACCCCAGGCCAAAGATTCGCCAGGGAGTCCTCCAGTCTGCGCAGGCCTGCCACATCATCCTTTGCCAAGGCCATGTTGGCCGGATCGGACAGGAAAAGCGCGGTTCCGGGATTGGTGCGCGTGAGGTCCGCAACATCCGGGTCCGGGTATTTCGCCAGGTCGCGCACTTTGTCCAGGTTCGCCTGGACGAACGGCTCCGGCAACTTGGTCTGTTTCGCCAGTTGCTGGACCTCGGACACTTGGTCCGGGGCCAAGCCGCTGGTGCGCTTGAAGGCCTGGGCAATATTGTCAGCCAGAGCGTCCGGTGCGATAGGCTCCAGCGGCTTGAGCGCGAACGGCATCTCTCCCGGCATCTTGGCGCGTTTTTCTTGCAGCGCTTCATCCTGCGCAACAAGGCCGTCTATGAGGTCAACTTCCACACGCTGTGACATGGGCAAGGGCGTGGCGGCGTCTAGGCCTTTCTGGCCCGTGGCGCCACCCTCAAGCATGTCAAAGATGTTGGCGCTCGGGTTTACTGCTGTGCCTTGATCCATGCCACTTGCCCCTTTTTGTAGAGATAGTCCGGCCCGTACTTCGCCAAGGCGTCACGCTCAATGCGCTGGATTGTTTTTTCGTTGACGGGATATTTGTCCTGGCGCTTGGCGTTCAATTCTTCCATCTGCGCCAACACACCCTGGCGGATGATGAGACTGTCCTTCCCCAACGTCTGATAATATTTGAGCGCGGCCTCTTCGTTCGGGATCATGCCCAAGGCGGACATCTGTTTGGCAGTGGGTTTCAGGTCCGCCCGGTCGCCCCTGAATTTCACCTCACCGCCGCCGTAAACAGCGGAACCAAAGGTTGCCCTTTCCCCAGAAACACCGAACAGACCATCCCAGAAACCAGGGCCGCTGCCCCAGCTTGTGCGCGCGGTCACCACAGGGGCCACATACTTGTCCGCAACCTTCTGCATGTCGGCCTGGCTCAAGTTCGGGTTACGGCGCACCTCGTCCTCATAGGCCCGCAACGTGCGCACATACTCCGCATTCGCTTTTTGTTTCGATTCGTTGTCACCGGCCTTTTCATCAAACACGAGCCCAGCCATCGCAGCTGACTGTTTAAACGCCCCATGCGCGGGCTTCATGTTCACCCCATCGGCGACGATCTTGCTCCAGTGGTCGCGCCGTGAAGCGGAGAGAGCAGGGCCGTGCTGGGCGAGCAGCTGGTATCCCTTGGATGAAAGATCGCCAGAAAGGCTGGCCTGGAACATGGCGTAATCAGCCCTGGCCGATGTCTCTTCACTGACCGCGCGCTGCGCGTTCTGCATGAACGGCACAACCAGGTGCGCCGCGCCGGGGTTCTTGCGCGCGAACTCCATCAACGCCTCGGGAGACATTTGCCCGTTGTTGGCCACCCATGTGGAGTACAGCGACTTGCTGGCCGATTCATTGGCGCGGTTCCTCGCCCGGTCCTGCTGGCCCTGGAGGTAGTGCGCGCGGCCCTCGGCCATGGCCATGACGCTGTTCCACGTGTCGCCCTTGAGCCCCTTTTGCGCGACATAGCCAGGATCGTTGAGCAGGGCCACGGCCTTTGCCGGATCACGCCCAGCGTCCGCCATGACCGAGAAATAGGAGTTCATCGTGGCAGAGCTTTTTTCCTGCACGCGCAGCGTTGTGACGGCGTGCGCCTGCATCTCCGGCGATATTTTGTCACGGATGCCCTGGTTCAGCAGGCGCTCTTGGTCTTTGTGCAGGGCCAAAGCGTATCGGTCCGCACTGGCGGCATCCTTGAATTTTCCAAGGTGCTGGCCGGTTGCCTGATATTGAGCAATGGCGTCTTCATTGGAGAGTATCCCGGAGCCGTCTGCGGCAACGGTAGGCAGCAAGACTGTTTGCCCATCCATCTCCACAGACATGGAGCGCACAGTGGAGATTGAGCCGTCCGCATTCTTCACGCGTGGCCTGTTCAGAAGGTCAATATTCCCCGGTTCGGTAAGGCCGGGCTGTTTGCTCGGGTCAAACCCGTTTCCCTGCCTGCCGTACAGCAGCTCATTGGCGTAGGCGAAGTTGTCTTTGTCGCCATAGGCCAGCGCGAGGTTGAGGGCATGCCCATAGATGTCTTGCTGGGCGAGTATCTTGCGCTGGGTGTTGTCTTGCCCTGGGTGCGCGGCGTCAATCGCTGCGGCTGCCCTGACGAACTCCTGGTCAACGCCGGAGACATCCCCCCACTTCAGGCCAACGGCTTGTTTTGCGGCCTGCACAGCCCCAGAGGAAACGCTTTCGGCATGGACTTTCTGTTGCTGTGACTGGTGTAAGGCAACAGCGTCCAGGCCCCTGTCGCGGTTGGAGCCCACCATGCGCGTCATAAGGAGCTTCTGCCGGTCGCTTGGCAGGGTTTCTATGACGGCCTGCGCCTCTTTGTTATACCACTCCAGGGCTTGGTCATACACGGCAGGGTGGTCTGGACCAGTAAGAGCGTTCTTCCCTTCGGTCTGGCGCACCTGATCCAGCATCTGCCGTTCTTTGTCGGCGAAGCTGTTGTGCTTTTCAATGACATCAAGCGTTTGCTGCCTCTCCTCATCAGCCTTAACAGCAGCAATCATCTCGGGAGGGATCATTTCCTTGCCAGCGTTTGCCGCTGCGAAGTCCGAGGGCTTTTGCATCACGCCGGAGCCGGTGCCGGGCAACGCGACCGTTGAGCCTACAGGTGCGGTTGGAATCTTCATGGCTTCCCCTTATCCGTTCAACTGCCAGTAGCGCCCGCCAGCCGTGAGCAAGGACTCCATGCCCGAGGATAGGGACTTGTTCGCCGCGAGCTTCGCCTCGATCTGGACTCCGGGGATCTTGTTGCGCGCCTGTGTGGCCGCGATTTCAGCCCCCCACTTGATCAGATCGGCATCCGCCTCCTGGGCTGCGTAAGTGTCCTCCAGCACCATGAGCGGAGAACCCTCGCTTGAGCTCACTCCACTGGCCCCATACGCGGCCTTTTGCGAGGAAAGCAGCGCCTGATACTTGCGACGGCTCGCGTAGGTCGCCTGCTGGCCTCGCTCCAGTTGGTATTGCGCCTCGCCTTCCAGCACCGCAGCGTTCATTTTCCCAATTTTGCGCTGGCTCGCTGCGGCCTGGCTTCCAGCCGCCATTTGCGCCAAACCGCCAAGGCCGGTAGCCGCTTTAAGGATGTTTGTGGAACCTTCTTTGCTTGTCAGAACGTCCGTCCAAGACTGGTTGGAGCTGATGTTGGTCAGAGACGAGGAAAGCCCTGGGGTGCCCGTGTCAACCGGGGCCGTTCCTTGCCCGACGTATTCACCGGAGGCGGTCCATGGCGTGTCCTCATAGAGCGCCGATACGTCAGTAGAGATAAGGGACGATGTGCCTGCGTCCTGGACTTGGGCCACGGGGGTTTGCCAACTCATAGCGACCTCGCAAGTTTAGCGAACAGCACGTGGTCCGAGCCGTCCTGGTCAAATCGTTTCAGGATTGAGATGTCATCGGTAATGCCAATGGCGTGGGCGAAACGTAGCCCGCGTTCATAATCTTTGCGCACAGTGGCCTGGAGGCGATGCAAACCGCCTTTATCCATCAAGCCAGCGATGCCGCGCTTAAAGGCGTGCACAAGGCCGGAGAGCTCCAGGAAGGCCCTGCGGTCAATAAAGGCCCAGCCCCATCCGACACCTGGCCAAAAAAGCGTTGCCCCGCTGACCGCCAGAATTTCTCCTGAAGAGGCGAGGTATGAGAATGCTGGACCTGACTTGGCCAGAGCCAACGCATGTTCCCGGCTGCCCGTGATGCCCCAGCCCTCGACGCCGCTACACTCAAGGCGCTCTTGCGGCACAAGGGCGTCAAGATGCTCTGGGGCGAACGCGATGATTTCTCCCATCCCTAGCCTCCAGTTCCATGAATGCGCGGCATGATGGAAAGAACGGTGCAAGGAAGTGGCTCATCGTGGACCATGCGGATTTGCGGGCTTGGCTCGGAACCGCTGTCCAGGGGAATATCCTTGTCGCCAGAGAAGGGAACGAGCGCCGCGCCCATGCGCGCCGTGTCTGTGCTGAAGTTGAGCGGAGAGACAACGCCTGTCTTTGGCCCAGCCTTGAGCCCATAGGTTTGATACAGGCGCACAGCGACCTTACTGATCCTGGCGACCCGGCCAACCGATGTGCCATCCTGGAAACCAGCGTCAACGGCATGGGGAACAATTGTGCCCACAAAATTGAGCCCGACGTGAACCTTTGCGCAGGGACGCGCGAGAGGAACAACGCCTGCGCTCACAACCTGCGAGGGCAGCTTTTTCCCGTCCCCCAGAAGATCCACGGTTTTCCCCTCAAGCCAAGTCAAGCCGGAAAGGCTGGTGACCATTTTTGCGAACTCGGACACGGCAACATTGCGGAGCTCTGCCGGGGCAGCCGTTTCAAGCTTTGCCAGCACCTTCCCGGCGTTGCTGACTGCCTGGACATTTACGCGCGTGAGCGTGTCATCGGCGTTGTGGAAGGCGAACCGCTTTCCGACATTCGAGGCATAGCCGATATTGAAGGCAGGGCCGCTCCCCGCGTTGCTGGAGAAGATGAATACCTCATCGCCCTTGGCCCAGCTTGCATCAGAGAGCGTCAGAGCCATGCGCAGGCGCTTGGCCAAGGCTGATGTGTCGGCTGGGTTCCAGTTGTCCAGGGTCGCCCCGCAATCAACAAAAAACGCGTCTTCACAGGTCAGATCATTGGAAAATGTTGGAGCAAGAACCTCAATATAACGCTTTGTTACATTATTGATGGTTCTTTTCACGATAAGCCAAATCTCATCCCGGTCAGAACCAGGGATTGAGCAGACGGATTCAATCTGCCCATCGGTGATGAAGCGCCACCAGCCCACAACCTCATGGTCCCGGAAATAGGTGAGAACGGGGGAAACCCCGTCATCGCGCACGGTAAACACCAGGCGGTGCGGAGTTTGCGCGTAGGCCCACTCCTCAAGAATATTGTCTCGGGTCAGGTGTTCGGCCAGGACTATAAGGTCTGGAGAGTTGTAGCCGTCGCTCTCAAGCGTGTAGGCGAACTCCAGCACCCTCTTCCCAAAGCACTCTACGAACAGCAGCACGGAGCCGATAGGCAGCGCGCGCATCAGGGAGCATCCGTTGAATGTCTCTTTGCGCGCATCAACATTGGTGGGGGTTATGGCGCCAGAATCGGAGGACTGGAGAATCCATTCCGCCCCTTGCGTGCCCATCAAAAACACCTTCTTTCCAGGCGACATCCATCGGACCAAGCTCACGTCGTTGGACAGCAGCGTGAACTCCACAGAATCCGCGTCCTTCTTTGGGCGCGACAAGTTTAAATTCTGGTGGTCCCCGGTGCGCGTGCCCCAGATGGTTTGGGGCCGGTTGTTTGTCCCGCCGATCCAGAGCCGGTCCTGATAGAATGACGCGCAGCGAGGGTAATTCCCCGCTGCGTTGAAGGGCAAATATTCAACGGGTGGCGTCAAGGTGGAATCGTAGTCCTGCCCTGTATCCTTGAAGTAAAGCTTTGTCGGGGAGGCGTTACCTATGTATTTGAAAACACCATCATACCCACGATAGATGCAAAGCTCCACGGCTTTGGAGTCATACCCCGTCCAATTGACTTTATTGTAGTTTGTAGTGCTTAGAGCTGCGTTCCCGGTAGAGGTGGTGAGCACAGCCGTGGGCAACGATTCATTTCCTGATGCGTCCTTGGCTGTGATTTGGTACTGATACTCCGTGGTTCCGGCGGTCCCTACGTTTGTGACAGACGCTCCGGTGGGTGAGGTCATGCTGGTGCCCCATACCACTGCGGCCATGCTCCAAGACGTGTGGCTGGTCCGGGAGAGCTTTTGTGGGGGATAGCTGGGATGAAAAAGGTAAAGCACGTCCGCAGTCTGGGTGTATTGAATTTCAGCAATATCCGCTGCGAGGTATGGAGTGGAAATCTTTACCGGCGTTGTGCCGTTCAAAATCACGCCATAGGTGCCATCCGCGCCTTTTTTCCAAGGCCTCATGTACCCCAGCCCGGCGGCATCTTGCCCAAACTCAAGAGCATACGCCTGCACAGTAGAGAAAATGAACGGGATCAGCCGGGCGCGCAGCAGCGAGTTTTGCACTTCGCCGCCAAAATATGTACCAGACCGTTTGGTTGCAGCGCCTTGCGGACGAACAATAAAGTTCTCCAGCACCTCGCAGGCGTTGGCGAATTTCTTGAAGTCTACGCGAGCATCGAGCAGGGGAGTCATCTCCCCTGCCGTCAGGTTCGTGATGATGGGGACAACCTTCGGCATAGTGTCCCTCCTACCGCCTGATGGTGATGTAGGTGTCTTTGGGGAGTTCCACGGCGGCCTGTTGCGTGGCGTCCAAGTTTGTGACCTTCTTCAAGGTGTAGTCGTAGAGTTTCAGCAAATCCACGGTGGCCGACTCTTCATCCAGCAGCGCGGTTGCTGTTTCGAGCGCCAGACGCACAACGAGCACGCGCACGAAACCAGCCGAAAATTTGAGAGGGTCGGTGATGCCCCCTGTATAAATCAAGACGGGTGCAGACTCGTTGCAAAACAACTGGTCGCCTTCGATCTGGTATGGAATCTCAACAGTGCCAGAGTCCCGGTCTATGCTGCGAGCGCGCACCATGTCCGTGGGCAGCGCATAGGAGTAGGCCCAATACTCTGTTGGGTTGGTGGCTATACGCGCCAGGGCTTCGCGCTTGCGTGCAAACGCCCAATTGTGCTCCTCCAGCGTTTCCAGCACCATTTGGTCATAAAGCAGTTTGCAGGTAGCGGCTGGTTTGTTTCCAGCTTGCTCCAGAGAGGCGATGCGCGCCTGGCCGACCTTGACCAGCGCCATGTTGCAAATTTTCACTTTTGAGATCGTGGCCATGGCACCCCCCTCTGCGGGGTGGGGACGCCCTGCACGTCCCCACCCATCTTCTTGGCCTTAAAGCGTGTCGCCGATGGCCACACCGCCGCCCTGATCAGGATCAGCCTGACGCGGAGGCGCGGAGGCGGGCGTTTCGTCGTTTTCCAGCTGCGGCTGCACGGGATCAGCGTTGATCTTTTCGCGCGCATCCTTCGGAAGAGGGTCAACGCCAGCGGCTTTCGCGGCGTCGAGAATGAGCATGGCGACCTCATCCGGGCTGGCGTTGCCCGGAACGTTCACGGCCAGCTTCGACAGCAGCTTGTTGCGCTTGCTGGCCTGCATGCCCGCAATGGCCGCGACTTCGCGCGCGTCGTAGCTCTCGGGCTCTTTGCTCACGCTGCGCCGGGGAGCGGGGCTGCGCCGGGGAGCGGGGC